TACACGCCGACTCGCTTCATGTCGCGAAACTCGGTTTACGATAAAACGAAAGCGGACTTTGCAGTTGATTTCATTGAATGCCTGTCTCATACCAAGGGAACATGGGCAGGAAAGCCGTTTCTGTTGATCGATTGGCAGGAGCGGATCATTCGGGACCTTTTCGGTGTAATTAAATTGAACGGGTATCGCCAGTTCAATACGGCGTATATCGAAATACCAAAGAAGAATGGCAAATCGGAGCTTGCGGCCGCGGTCGCGCTGCTTTTGACCTGCGGGGATAACGAAGAGCGCGCCGAGGTATACGGATGCGCTGCCGACCGGCAGCAGGCGTCGATCGTATTCGAGGTGGCCAAGGACATGGTCACCATGTGCCCGGCGCTGTCGAAACGTGTGAAGATATTAGCGTCGCAGAAGCGGCTCATATATTTGCCGACCGGAAGCTACTACCAGGTACTCTCCGCCGACGTTGCGAATAAGCACGGCTTCAACACACACGGCGTTATTTTCGATGAACTGCACACGCAGCCGAACCGGAAGCTGTTTGACGTTATGACCAAGGGCAGCGGCGACGCGCGCATGCAGCCGCTGTACTTTCTGATTACGACCGCTGGCGACAATACCAATTCGATCTGCTGGGAAGTGCATTCGAAGGCGAAGGATATCCTTGACGGTAGGAAGACGGACGCGACGTTTTATCCCGTCATCTACGGAACGGAGGAGTATGATTCCTGGACCGACCCCAAGGTGTGGCGAAAGGCCAACCCGTCGCTCGGGATTACGATCGGAAAAGACAAAGTTCAGGCGGCGTGCGAAAGCGCGCAACAGAATCCTGCCGAGGAGAACGCGTTCCGACAACTGCGGCTGAACCAGTGGGTGAAACAGTCGATCCGCTGGATGCCGATGGACGCGTGGGATAAATGCGCGTTTGCGGTTGACCCGGAGGAACTGTCCGGCCGTGTCTGCTACGGTGGCCTCGACCTTTCGTCCAGCACGGATATCACGGCGTTTGTGCTTGTGTTCCCGCCGCTGGATGAAACGGACAAATATATGATCTCGCCGTTTTTCTGGATTCCGGAGGAGAACATCGATCTGCGGGTCCGGCGCGACTATGTGAACTATGACCTTTGGCAGAAGCAGGGCTTCCTGCAAACGACCGAAGGCAACGTCGTACATTACGGGTTCATTGAGACGTTTATTGAACAGCTTGGGATGAGATACAACATCCGCGAGATCGCGTTTGACCGCTGGGGTGCGGTGCAGATGGTGCAAAACCTCGAAGGCATGGGATTCACGGTCGTTCCGTTCGGTCAAGGGTTCAAGGATATGTCACCGCCGACGAAGGAACTCATGAAGTTGACGCTGGAGCAGAGGATTGCACACGGCGGTCAGCCGGTGCTGCGTTGGATGATGGATAACATCTATATTCGCACCGACCCTGCCGGAAATATCAAGCCGGATAAAGAAAAAAGCACCGAAAAAATTGACGGTGCTGTGGCGACGATCATGGCGCTGGATCGGGCGTTGCGGAATGGCGGAGGCGGAGATGGGAGTATTTACGACAACCGCGGGCTGTTATTAATCTGATTTTTATTGTACATCGCTAAGGAAAATGATACGATACAAAAAAACGGGGGCGCGATGCTTATGTTCAGCATTCCAAAATCATTTTCGAGCGAATCTGAAGCCTATATAACAATACCTCCAATGAAACAGTTTATTAGTGAGCATCAGATTGTAGATGCTATATCAACTCTTGACCGATCCGAGTTGCTTGAAGCTATTATTCAATTTGGACAGGAATCTAAAGAAAACGAGGAATGTGTTTTATCTTGGCTAGATAGCACGTTGAAGGAAGGCACAAAGGATATTTTTATCTATGTTCTTGATGATGAAGCTGATGTTCTTCAATTGTTTTGTGACGATCAAGCAGTAAAGGCAGCACTTGATCCATTGCTGGGTAACCCAAACAGGCAGCATTTAGTAGGTTTCCAGTACTCGGCAAAGCTGAAATTGTTCAGGTATAGTATTCAAATAACCGACAGGGGAAGAGTAATATCGCTTGCCTTTGGTGCATTACTTTCAGGATTCGACCGTATAATTGGCTCGCGAATTGTCACTTATCCGATTTTTATTGATATCTATGTAGATAAAAAAGTTATAATAGGACGTGCCAAGCCGAAGGCTGGTCTTTATGAATATATGGATCCGTTTTCCTTAGAAAATGCAAATACTACGAACCCACATAAACAAATCGAAAAAGCGATCCGTTTTTTAGAGGATCAACTTGATATAGAATTTCAGTTTAATGCGGATTCTAAATTGGACTTCAAGAAACATCTCTATGCTTTATTAAAAATGTTTACCGAAACCCCTGCCTCCATAATTGAGATTATGAACGCAAAGAAAAGCATGATTGATGAAGTCATCAAGCAAATGCATGATGATATTTGCTCACTGCCCTCTGGTTATAAGAGAGATTTAAAAACTGATATTTATAATTTAGTGGAGAAGTATTTATCAATATCTACTGCTGATAAGAGCATCTTTATCAAAGATCGCGAAGCATACCCACTGAAAATAAGCGCGACTGATGACGAGGATTCAAAAGTGGAGCAAACATCTGCACTAGAGCAGCCCTTACAGTCAAAAGCCATTTTTTTTGATAACAAAAAAATGATGCAACTTAGCGAGTGCTGTGATGGTATCGTATTTATGTTTCAAAGGTTAAATTCCCAATACCATGCACGAAAAGATTTTCCTGTTAAAATAAGTGCGATGAAAAACGAGTGTTATATAAAGCTAACGCAGTATACTTCAGAGGAGGATATCTTACATGCAATTTTCCTGCTTATCGAAGCTTAGTGCGGATATTCCTGCAGATCAACTTCAGTTGCTAGATAGTTACTTTTTGACTTTGAAAGGATACTCAAGCGAGAATATTACCGCATCCAAAGTCGCAACTGCATTAAAAATTACATCATCGCAAGCAGTTAGCATACTTTCAAAATGTGCTGAGCACGGAATTGTTTCGGTTACTTATGGAATATGCTGTCCGCATTGCTCGACACTTTTAAAACGATATTGTGCTATCGGGCAGATACCTGAAACAGAATATACTTGCTATTCTTGCGATGAGTCATTTCTTATTGATGCAGAAGATGTAGTAGTACTGTATCAATTACAGGTAAAGCCGGATTTTACTGATGGGCAGCAGGGCCTGATTCAGGCAGACAATGCATGCGATCCTGTTGCCCAAGAAGACACATTGCGTGCATTTCTGTTATCAGATTGTTGTTACAGTCTTTTGTACCATCCAAGCGAGGAAGAATATAAGAAGTTAGCGCAGATGCTAGATGAGGTTTCCAGGAAGAAACCAACTACAAAACAAACCGGGGATACTCTAGAAAGTTTAACTCGATATCTGTTCAGTTTGTGTGAAGGATTTATTGCTAAACCAATCAGAACACGCACAAACCAAATCGACGGCTGTGTTAAAAATATAGTCCGACAATTTGGAATTTTCGCACAGATAAAGTCTCATTTCATAATTGAATGTAAAAATGAAAGCTCTTCGCCCTCGGGAGGGTATTTTCTGAAAATCGAAAGTATTATTTCGGACATAAATGCGCATAATACTATTGTTGGATTGGGGATTATTGTAAGTCAGCGTAATGGACCCAAGACTTTTAAGACGATCGCGACGAAAAAGTATTTGAAGAGTGGTCTAATTTTGATTAACATCACGCTTAAAGAAATAAAACAATTAATTGTAAATCGAGAGAATTTGCTCGTATTATTAGAAAGGAAGATATTTGAAGTCACCTCAGATGCTACAACTGATCTCAAAGCAGCAGGATTGTATGATTCATAACTATTATGTATAGAATGCGCCTAATAAAAGTGCTACCGTGCTTGCAGTAAGCATCTATCAAAAGGTAGGTGCTTTTTATATGCACAAAGACAGGAGAAAAAATGGGAATCTTACAAAGCATCTTCCATTCGCGCGACAAGCCGAAGAACTACTTAAGCAGCAGCTTCTACAGTTTCTTCTTCGGTGGCACGTCGAGCGGAAAGCCGGTGAACGAAACGACCGCCATGCAGATGACGGCGGTGTACTCCTGCGTGCGGATCCTGTCGGAAGCCGTGGCCGGTCTGCCGCTGAACATCTATTGTTACAACGACAGCGGCGGCAAGGAGAGGGCGCTCAAGCATCCGCTCTACCGGCTGCTGCACGACGAGCCGAATCCCGAGATGACGAGCTTTGCGTTTCGGGAAACGCTCATGAGCCACCTGCTCCTTTGGGGTAATGCCTATGCGCAGGTGATTCGAAACGCCAGAGGCGAGGTGATCGCACTCTATCCGCTCATGCCGGACAAAATGACAGTCGACCGTGACAACAACGGCCGGCTTTTTTATTTATACCAGCGTGGGGCGGAAGATGCGAGAGCGGTCGGAAGCGACAGGCGGGTTTATTTGCCGCCTTCGGACGTGCTGCACATTCCCGGTCTCGGGTTCGATGGTCTGATTGGATATTCTCCGATCGCCATGGCGAAGAACGCGATCGGCCTAGCCATTGCAACGGAAGAATACGGCGCGAAGTTCTTCGCCAACGGCGCAGCCCCGTCCGGCGTACTGGAGCACCCCGGGACGATCAAAGACCCGCAGCGCGTGCGCGACAGTTGGAACGCGGCGTATCAGGGCAGCGCGAACGCGCATAAGATCGCCGTGCTCGAAGAGGGAATGAAATATACGCCCATCGGCATTTCGCCCGAGCAGGCTCAGTTCCTCGAAACACGAAAGTTCCAGATCAACGAGATCGCACGCATCTTCCGCGTGCCGCCGCACATGCTGGCGGATTTGGAGAAATCGTCGTTCAGCAACATCGAGCAGCAGTCGCTGGAGTTTGTGAAGTACACGCTCGATCCCTGGGTCGTTCGCTGGGAGCAGAGTATGTGCCGGGTACTGCTGAGCGAAAGCGAGAAGCCAGCGTACTTCATTAAATTCAACGTCGACGGTCTTCTCCGCGGCGATTACGCCTCCCGCATGAGTGGCTACGCGACCGCGCGGCAGAACGGCTGGATGAGTGCGAACGACATCCGTGAACTCGAAAATCTCGACCGCATCTCGCCGGAACTTGGCGGGGATCTGTATCTCATTAACGGCGCGATGACAAAACTTCAAGACGCAGGGCTTTTCGGGAGCGCCCAGCAGAAAAAGGGGGATTCTTCTTGAAACGACAATTTTGGAACTGGGTGCGAAACGAAGACGGCACCCGAACATTGACCCTCGACGGCGTAATCGCTGAGGAATCGTGGTTCGACGACGACGTCACCCCGAAAGCGTTCAAAGAGCAACTGAACGCCGGAACGGGTGACGTTGTTGTATGGATCAATAGCCCGGGCGGCGATTGCGTGGCGGCAAGCCAGATCTACACCATGCTCATGGAGTACAAAGGCAGCGTCACCGTCAAGGTCGACGGCATCGCGGCGAGCGCCGCGTCGGTCATTGCCATGGCGGGCACCGATGTGCTCATGGCCCCGACGAGCTTACTCATGATCCATAATCCGTTGACCGTAGCCATCGGCGACAGCGAAGAAATGCAGAAAGCGATCGCCATGCTGGACGAGGTGAAAGAGAGCATCGTCAACGCGTATGCCCTGAAAACAGGATTGTCCCGGGCGAAGATTTCGCACCTTATGGACGCCGAAACGTGGATGAACGCGCAGAAAGCGATCGAGCTGGGCTTTGCCGACGGCGTGCTGACACGCGAAGCGGCGCTGCCCGAGGACGATATCCCGGTCAACAGTTATCAGTTCAGCCGCCGGGCGGTCACGAATTCGCTGTTGAGCAAATTGCCGAAACCCGAACCGAAGTATCCATTAGAGCCGCTCGAGCAGCGGCTCAATCTTTTGAAAGTATGAGGAGGAAATCACATGAACCGTATTCAGGAACTCCGCGAAAA